TCGATTATTGGGTTGAGGAGATTACTGGAACAACGCCTAATCGCTTAGCCAAAATCTGGGTGGAAGTTGCCGATGATTTGGGAAGCAATGTTGACATCTGCTGCTATTACGGAAATTCTGGAGCAAGCGCCGCCAGTAATGGGAATAATACTTTTGATTTCTTTGATGATTTTATGGGGAGCAGCGGCAATGCTCCTGATGACACTAAGTGGACAGTGGAGAAAAAGGGCAGTTCAGGTGCGACGGTTGAATTAGATGGAGATGGACATCTTCATCTCGCTGGCGCAAGCAGTGTAATTTCAAGCGGCAATGTTAAGTCTAAAGAGACATTCACGAATGGCATTCTTATTGAGTATAAACGATACGCTAACCAGGAAAACTATAGAGACATTTCATTAGGATATGGGACTCTATGTGGATCGCACGGGGCATCAGCTTGGTGGCATACTACTTTCTATGATGGGTATATGTGGCTTATTCAAACTAATGCTCAAGCTTACATTGTAGAAATGAATAGTGCTGGATACAGCTATTTAACTGGGGAACTTATCCCTCCAGATAGCGGCGCTTGGCATACTTATCAACTTGTATATCGCACAGACGGCTACCTTGATTTTATAGCGGATGGCTCGTCTATTGGGCACGTCATAGACACAACACATCTGAGCAATTCAAAAAATATTCTTATTTCTCAAGGAGAATATAGCGGCGGTCAGGGCGGGCTTTCTGACATTGATTACATTCTCGTTCGCAAATATTCCTCCACAGAACCTTCCTTTAGCTCCGCCGGCAATGAGGAAATTTCAGGGACGACCACCTCCACAACGATTTCAACCACATCAAGTTCGACAAGCAGCACGGCGTCCACTACCAGTTCAACGGCGAGCTCGACGAGCACGGCCTCAACGACGAGTTCAACGGCGAGCACGACATCAACGAGCACGAGCTCTTCCAGCACCAGTTCGACGAATTCGACCACATCAAGTTCGACATCAAGTTCGACATCAACAAGTTCCTCATCCTCATCCACGACAACAACCGCCCCGTTCGCGATAACAGAAACAGAAGTGATCTTCGTCGGCCAAATCAAGAACGTGTCATTCAAGGGAGCGACCGCCAATATCGAATGCGTGGGTTTTGAGCATTTTCTGAAAATGCCCGTGCCGACGCTGCGATATCAGTTGACATGCAACTGGAAGCTGTTCGATAGTCACTGCAAAATAGCGCCAGAAGATTATAAAGTGTCTGCTGTTGTGACTCTGGATGCCACGGAAACAAAGCTTACCAGCGCGACATTCGGAGGATATGACGATGGTTATTTTACCGGCGGTTTTGTTGAATTCGGAGACGATTCCAGAACGATTGTGGCTCATGAGGGAAACACGATTACGATAGCTTACAGGATGAAAAGCCTGACCGATAATGACTCTGTCGACGCCTGGCCCGGCTGTGACGGCAGAGCTGAAACATGCAGAGATAAATTTGATAATATTAACAATTTTCTGGGATTTCCCTTTATACCGGTGGATAATCCCGCCATCAGGACGCCATAAGAGCAATGAAATATTATTTTGAAGATATCGAAAAGCAGGAGGAGCTCAAAAAGATTCTTGACGAATGGATCGATACACCGTTCCGCCATCACTGCGGGGTAAAAGGCATGGGTTGCGACTGTATCCATTTTGTCTCCCGCGTCCTGGAAGAAATGGGCGTATTGCGATGGCGCGGGGACATTATGCCGGATTATCCGCGGGACTGGCATCTCCACAATACGAGGGAGCTGCTGTCGGAAGGAATTGAACGGGAACTGAAAGTTGAGCGAGTAGAGCTTAATAATCTGATGAATGGCGATATCGTCCTTTCGCACTACGGAAAGGCGGCTTCCCACGCGGGGATATATTATGACGATCACGTGTATCAGGCCCTGGACGGCGTAGGTGTTTGTAAAATCCATTTTAATGATCGCGGTTATAGAAAACAAATGAAATATGCGTACAGGATCAAGACTAAATAATTGAGCAATGAGCAATGAGCAATGAGGAAAAGACTCAGTCCTCGGCCCTCATTGCTGGAAAGAAGGAGCAAAGCGACTTGTGAGTATAGGCGGAATTGCAGGCGCCGTCGCAGGCGGCGTTATCGGGTTTTTTATCGGCGGGCCAGTGGGAGCCGCGTGGGGCGCGGCAATCGGTTTTGGCGTTGGTATGGCCGTCGATCCGATTATGCCGGATATTCCGGCAGTCGGGGCGCCTGTGCAGGAATTGCAGGTGACGCAGAACAAGATAGGCATCCCCTGCCCCGATGTTCTCGGCACGGCTAAACTGTCAGGCAATCTGTTATGCTATGGGAAAGAGAGGTCCAAAGAAATTACTGTAAAAATATCAGCCGCAAAAGGTGGCGACGAGCAAAAACAGGTCGTAGGGCATAAATATTATATGTCGTGGGCGGTCGGAATTTGCGCCGGGCCGGTGGATGAATTGCTGACAATATTCCAAAATGAAAAAATTGTCTGGGAGGGGAATTTGCAATGTCCCGAAAGCGGGGGGCAGGAGACGATTACAATATCAGATCTGGGGAAGATGATATTCTACTTTGGCACAGATGATCAGACAGCTAATTCCAAAGTGGGAGAACTTATATCGGATGCCACGCTTAACACGCCGTATCGCTGCTTTTGCTGGGCCTTCTTTGACGATTGCTGCGTAGGGAACTATAACAGAATGCCGACCATGAGATTTGTGGTAAGAAAAACTCCGGAATATTCTTTTTCCTCTTGGAATGTCATTCAATTTTATGATTATAACCCCATGCACGCAATCTGGCATATCCTGCGCAATTTAACCGGACTTCCTGAAAGCTGGATGAACGCGAGTGATTTTGCCACAGTCGCTGAGACATTAGCCGCGGAATATCGAGGTGTCAGCATTCTTTTTGACCGCCAGCAAAGCGCTCTTTCATACCTTGAAAGCATCAACAACCATATAGACGGTATCCTGCGTTACGGAAATGACGGCAAGTTTCATCCTAAGTTGATTCGAGATGATTATACCGTTGGCGATCTGCCTTCTATAGATGAATCTGTAATGCTCGATGAGCCATCTTTCAGCAGAAAAAGCTGGATTGATACGATGAATGAAGTGAAGGTGCAATATTCGGAGATTATAAATGTTGAAAGATCGAGAGAGCTGTTAGACATTTGGACACAATTAGATGATTTTACATACTTGAATACCCCTCTCTGTCAGGTTATCGATAATATGATTTATGTCGGAGTCTGTGGAAGCTCAATATATCCAGGAAGTCAGACTGATGATTATGGACGACACCTTCGTAGATTTAATCCAAATTCGTATAGCTGGGAAACTATGGCGGATTATCCTGATAGCATGGCATATATACAGTCTGCGGTAGTAAATGGTGGTCTTTATGCTGGGCTTGGATCTCACTATGCCAGTTATGGCTATACCGATATTTGGTGTTCTTATAGTCCCGTTACAAATTCCTGGACATCACGTGCAAGACCTTCTTATGATCTTATCTCTAACGTTCCAGCCGTCACAGTCGCTTGTGAAAATGCCATTTATATTTTGGCTGGAAGAAGCGGTTTATATTGGACAGCGAAATGGATTGGCTATTCACCTGGCGCTGATGCATGGGGTGAAATCGGCGCTTTTCCAGGAGGAGCCAGAACTGGTGCTGTAGCGGCAGCTATTGGGACAAATATCTATCTTGGATTAGGCGCAGGGGTGACAAGTGGGGGAGTCCTAATTGAAAGTTATAATGACTGGTGGGTGTATAACACAGTATTAAATGAATGGACTCAATTAGCTGACTTTGGCGGAGCGGCAAGACAAGATGCCAGTATTTTCGTCTATGAAAATAATATTTATGTTGGCTGTGGATATACTTTTTCAGGTCCTGGTCGTAAAGACTGGTGGAAGTATAATGTGTTATCTAATACCTGGAGCCTTGAAACAAGCTATCCAGGGGCAGGATATGTTGATGTGGCTGCTGCGGCAGTTGGCTCAAAGATTTTTATGGGGTTAGGCGGAATAGGGACGCAAGGTCAAAAAGACTGGTGGGAGTATAAATAATGGGAAGAGCGATAGATTTGAGACAATCGGCATCGAGCCCGATCGCTGTAGATATCGGCAATAAGGAAATTCAGGGCAGATCTGTCGTTAAAACACTTCAGTTCGCTCTTTTCACCAGCAATGAGAATGCTGTCTGGGCGGCTAAGCAGAATCTCAGAAAGGCATCGTATCCCTTCGCCGTCATCAGTTTCCCCGCGAACAGGAATATGTTCAGGCTGGAGGTCGGGGATTGCTTTAAATTTTCATACGCGCCCTATAACATCTCTAATATGATCTGCCGTGTTTTACAGATTGAGGAGGAGAATCCGGATTCTGAAAATATCATCATTCACGCGATGGAAGATATTTTTTCGGTGATCAACACGATCACGGAGTATACGGAGCCGACGGATAACACACAACCGGAAACCGATTATACAGTATCCCCTTTCACACATCAGAGAATCATGGAAGCCCCGTATGTCATGACATCTGCCGTGAAGCTCCTTCCCGTGGCATGTCGCGAGTCTGATCTGGATCTGGGATTTCTCGTATACATGAGCATCGATGGAGGCGCTTCGTATTCTCTTCTTGATTCCGTGAATAATTTACAGCCATATGGCACACTCGTGGGGACATATTCGGCGGATACATACACAATCGATGACGAGGTCGGGTTCACCATTGATTTCGGGCGGGATGTCGATCAGATTGAAACGGTTACATGGGCGGAAGTATTCGCCGCAACGAAAAATACTGCCCTCCTGGGGGATGAAATTATTTCCTTCCAGTCCATCACGCCTGTTTCCGGAAGTCAATACAAGATCGAAGGCATTATCAGGGGCCGATTCGGAACGACAAAACAGGATCACGCGGAAGATACACAGTTCTATTTTATCCACCGGGACGCGGCTCTGATAATGCACAGCGAAATAGCCGCCGGCGCCGATCGGAAATTTAAATATCTTCCTTATAATGTTCGATGCGCCGGTGATATTGCCGATGCCGCCGCGCTCGATTTGACAATTGAAGGAGAAACCTTGAAACCGTACATCCCCGTGAACTTCGTGGCAAACGGCGGGAATTTTGCCGCCAGATATGATGATGATATCGTGCTGGCCTGGTCGCCGCGTTATCGCGGGAAAGGCGCCGGGATCGGTATTCCCGGAACAGTCCTGGCCGATGCTGAAAGGGAGGGATTGTTCAGGGTCGAGGTCTGGGTCTCCGGCGTCAAAGTCAGGGATACAAGCGGTATCGATGCCGCGACCTGGACGTACACACAGGCGATGAATATCGCCGACAATGACGCCCTGGCAGCCGGCATAACCTTCAAGCTGTCCAACTACCGCGCCGAGGGCGGCGTGACATACGAATCAGACCAAGCGGAAGTGACATGCAAGAAGAACTAAGAAT